GAGCGGTTCATGTGGACACGCCGCGCTTTCCACCTAACATCCTCCTCGGTGCGGGCAGGGTTATGTAAGAAATCTTTGTGGTCGAGGAAATCCACCACTACCTGCTCGCTTACTATGCGCTCTGCTGGCTTTCCATCTTCGCCCATGACAGGCTGCCCCATTTCATCGGTCATAGCGCCGAATTCGGGCACATAACGAAGCCAGGCTTGAGCACGCCCATAGAGTAAATAATCGTCGCGGCAGTGCACGAGCACAGAGTCAAGGTCAAAGCTCTGCATGTTAAATTCTATAGCCCGCTCTAGCATCTGAGCGCTTGAACGTGCGAGAGGGTCAGAATCTTTGAATCGGCGCTGTACTTCGGGCTTAGGAAGGCGCGAATAGATAGCTGGCTGAAGGGTTTGAACATTCGACCAGAGGATATTGAAACGCTTCTGGCGGTTCTCTGATTCAAGCAAATCAAATGCCCGCTCATCCCTATAGCGCCGCTCTATCTTTTCGCAGCGCTTCACCCAGTCAGAATAATATTTATCCTTTTCCGCGAGCTGAATTTCAGTAAGCCACTGCGCAACGGCTTCAGCCTCTTCGGCTGTCTCGCGCTCCTCGGGGGTCTGTTTCTCGGTTAGCTGCATAGGGGATTAGGGAAAAACCCCCCGCCTAAACAAGCACAGGGGGCAGGATGCATGTAAAATGAACCGAGCCCAGTGTGTGGGATATTTTAGAATCTGAGAAAAAAATAATTAATAGCGACCCACGCGCCGCTTTTGGCTTTTGATTACCTCGTCAAAGGTCGGGGTCTTAACGCTAATGATATTGCTCTGAGCTACCTGCCTTACCCATGGGCGGGACATAACGCCGTAGCGGGCAGCGTCATAGGCATGGTCTTCTGCATCGGTATCTACGTCCTCGGGTTTCACCGTGTCGTGCGGAAGGGCCGGAATTGTCCTTATGCAGTTAAGACAATTAGAAAAAAAATAAATCATTGGCTTTTCTGCGCCAATTAACCGGCTTCTAAACTGGCTATGTCCCGGAATTCTCGTGTTATCCGCTGGCGTGAAATAAACGCGGTGCTTTGCAAAGACCTCAGCCACCGAGGGACCTCCGTCTTGCTTGAATATCGCGGGGTCCGCCCTTGAATAGGCTATCTTTTCGCCCTTGGCCTCTCTGTCCAGTATTCCCTTGGCTATCGCCTCTTTTTGGAGTTTTAACCCGACATTGGGCTCGCTGGCTCCGTACCATTCCCGATACACGATAAGAGCGCCGCGTGGGAACTGTGGAAGCTGGCCATCTGAAACGGCAAACCAGAGGCAGCAAAAAGGGGAGGCCGAGCCGTCGTCGTAGGCCCTAAATCGCACCCAATCAGGGGGCAATTCTACGGGGTTCACGATGTGGTTCATCCCAAACTCAGGGAAGAACGCGCCAGCAATCGCTGACCAATCGCCTTCTAGCCACGCTCTAACTAGCTCAGGAGAGCCTGACATCTGTAAGTTTGCGACGTAATCGGCACCTAAATACTTATTATCGGAGAGGAACGACGGAATAAACACGCGCTCGCGCTCGACCTCTTTCTTAGAAACGGGGTCAATAAAGCGCTCTTTTATTATCTTCCACCCGGTCGGTGAGGGGTCTATATAGCGAGCCTTCACCCATTGATGGCCAGCCCCTCCTGGGTTTCCCGTCCCGCGAAATCCGCAAGGAACGCCAGAGCCAGAGCGGAGGGTCGCCATTAGTTTCTTTATGGGGGCGGGAGAGGGGAAGGTGCCCAGCTCCTCGCCATAAACTCGGGTATAAGAGTGCCCCTGATATTCATCGGCGTCTTGGTCCCTCTCGAGATAGGCAAAACGCAGGCGGGCGCCGTCAGGGAAACGCCACATCTTTTCTTGGCCATTAAAAGTTGCCCCTAGTTTCGGATAGATTTGCTGGCTACGCTCGATTGTCTCAATTAACTGGGTGCGCTTACGACGCACCATAAGGCCGATAGCGTGCTCGCCGTATAGAGATGCATGATTGACCCAATCGCCCAACATGCCGTCTGTCTTGCCGCCGCCTCGGGCTCCCCCGAAGAAAACCTCAAAGACTGGACAAGTCACCAGCGCCGTTTGTGGCCCTGGCTGCGGTTCCCAAATTATTGTTCGATTGTTTTCGGGGCGTGATTCTGCACCCATTCGCTTGTGTTCGCTTGAGTCGCTGGCAATCTGACGACGTATTTTATGACCTCGCCGGTAACATCCACGGACTGTTCAGGCCGCCCGAATCCTCTATCGAGCAATTCCTTAGCCGCGCAAACTTGCGTTCTCGGGTCGCCCTCGCGCATTAATCTCGCAAGCGTCTCAATAGCTTCACGACCAAATTCCCGCGCGAAGGCTTTGACCTCTGCGAGTTCTTTCGGTCGTCCTGCCGGATTCCCTGATTTACCTTTTTGGAAGAGCGCCATAAATCCTGATCAATTCTGATCTGAGAATTAACAACCGCGCTTGCCGCCTTTTTTGCCTTTTTTCTTTGCCATAGATTTTATAATGGTGGCGGTTAGGCAATTTGAGAAATTATTTTTTCGGTTCTTGTGGTTTTGAGCACCACAAATTGTTTCACAGAGTTACGGATCTGCCGCATAGTGATTTTAGACAATATGCTACCCTAGGGATGGACGGCTGGGGCTGCTCCGTTCGAGGATGGAAGATTGTTGATGCTCGTTCCCTCGCTCTAAAACCCTTACATTTATTGGCTTTTATTAAAGGATTTCATTCCTATGGCAACTGTACAAGAAACTCTTGATGTGCTTGGAACTGTCCAAATGTTGGTCGGTCTTGTGAATAGCAAGATGGACGCGATTGTGGTGAAGATTCAGGGCCTACAAGCTGGCGGTGCTGTATTCACACAGGCTGAGCTTGATGCTATCGCCGCATTAGCTGTGCTAGTACGTGATGCCGCGCAGGTTGTAGACCAGAAGGCCGACCAAGCTTTGGCGCTTTAACAGAATTACCTTCTCGTGCAGGGAGGGACGGGGCTTTATGCCCCGTTTTTATTTTGGTGCCTTTATTTTCTTGCACTTACTGCCGCAGGCTTTCTTTAGCTTCTTAGCGTAACTGAGCTGTTTATTAAATTCAGTCTGGTAATAAATGGCAAAGTTATAATTATCATCTGCTCGTTTTGATTCCGACTGATAGGCAATAATTGCGTTATCGAGATTATTCAAGCAGGCGTTCTTTGCGGTCTGCTCATTAGCTGCATTCTGAATTATCGCAGCGACTGGGCTGCCATATATTAGCACCGCCGTGTTTTGATTATCGTAGGCAGTCCATTGGTAAAATGCGCTATTTGAATACCAGCATGGGTCGGTTCGGTAATAATCGGCTACATAACAACCGACTGGAATAAATTCAGCGCTGGCGATTGTAGGAATAAGAGCTAACAGGGCAATAATCTTTCGCATAAGTCTCCTTTATTTTTTTTGTGCACATTTCCTCGCCAACTCCTCGAATGCGGATTTACTCTGCCCCGCTTCAAGCCAGATACGTTCTAGCGCGAAAAAATCCTCTAATGTTATGCGCTTTGCGGAGCGTTCGAGGCTTAAATAAGCCTGCACGCTCTTTTTGCCCATCTGCTTGTACATCTGCCATGGGTTCAACCCTGCGGTTTCCCTAACTATTTTAGCTAATTTCATAACAGACAGACTTACATCTAACTTTTTTTCATTCATTAGTGAATTTCCCTTGACTAGTGCATCGTTGTTGACGATACTTACATCATACTCAAGAGGCATTCACTAGTCAAACAAACTTGAGTTATGGAGGGCATAAAATGAAAAATAAAATCGATGTGAGAAACCCTGAGACATTGCTTCAGGTACAGGAAGAGATTCGCGAGGCATACAGGGCCGCCTATACAGCCGAGCGCATGATTTTAGCTCGGTGCCTAGCCATGAAGCTGCGCGACTATAACGAACAGCTACAAAGGGCAGGGGAGCCGACACCGGCACAGAAGAGGCAGCTTGAGGTTTTGGCCAAAGTTTTAAATTAGGTTGTTTATTTAAAGGAGACTGAAAAATGAAAGCAGGAATAATTGTTAGTTCGGTTTTGTGGTTAGGAATTGCAGTTTTGACCACAGGGTGCTCGGGGATAGAGCTAGGGGGCAAGGTTGGGCTTTATGCCGTGGACGAGCGCCGAGAGGTACAAGAGACAGCAAGCAAGTCGATGCCGCTAAAATGCCGCTTTGTAAACTGCGCAGGGGAGGGCTACCGAAATGACAAATAATGAATTTCAGGGGGAATCATTTTTCAGCCTGCATAAAATGTTTTGGTTTTTTATTTATCTTACCTGCCTATGGGGTTCGGTGGATATGCTAAACACCGCTTGGCAAATCTGGGAAGGGGAGCCATTCGTGCAAGTAGCTGAAAATAGGCCACAAAGACGTTAGACTGAAGCAAACAAGGAACGCCCCCTGAGGTGTGTAAATATCACATTTCGGGGGGCGCTATAAATGATGATAAACGACGCCATAGAATTAATTCTCGCCATGAAGTCGGGAAATACTAAAAAACAATACCGCTCTATTATTGATATTTTTGAGGAGTCTGTAGGTAAACCTCTTAATAAAGTACGGGCAGTGGAGGCGCTGGCGTACTTTGCGAGGTTAAAGCTGGCGATTGCTCCCGATGGCAAAAAATACGCCGATAAAACAATTCTGGTGCACTTCCACGCGCTTCATAGCGTATGTGAACACCTGATGGCGCTCGATTATTTAAAGAATAATCCTCTAAGGGCGGTTAAATACGCAATTTCGCGCCGTCAGCAGACACAAAAGCGCCCAACTGTTCTAATTCCGTTCTCTGTTGTCAAAAAAATACTAGAGGCCCCAGAGGGGCGCGGCAAAAAAGAGATAAGAGATAGGGCCATGTTATCGGTGCTTTTTGGTGCGGGACTTAGGCGCAGCGAGGCCATAGCGCTGGCTGTGGGCGACGTTAAGGTAAGCCCCAAGGGTGTTGTGTACCTAGAGCTGAAAAATTCAAAGGCGGGCCGGAGGCAGGTTCGTGTGGTGGCTAAATTCGCCAGGCCCTATATATCAAGGCTAATAAGTCAGAGAAAAGCTGAGGGGGCTGATGCTACTGACCCGCTTTTCGTTTTTTATTACGCATCGGGGAAAGTACGAGGCAGAATCGACCAATTGACCTTGGTTCGGGTATTTAAAAAATATTGTGCCATTTTCGGGATAAAAGCCGCCCCGCATAGTGCGCGGGCTACCTTTGCCACTAAATTAAAATCCATGGGCTTTAGTGACCGCGAGACCGCCGATGCACTAGGCCACTTAACCGAGGAAATGGTCAGGGTTTACGATAAGAGGGCTAAAGAGGTCGAAGATAGCCCCGCGATAAAATTGGTTTACTAGTCGTTTTTAGCTTGCAGTTGTTTTTTGGTGAGTTTATAAGGAATTATCGAATTTTGCTTGAGTCTCCCGTTTGACCGATAACTTTACGTATCGAACAAACAAAAAAGGCCCTTGGAGAGTAACCCAAGAGCCTTAAGGAGACTTAAGCATGTGATGTGAGCCACATGCTAA